GTCGGAACGACTATCAGAGTATTTTCGCCTCGCTCAACATAATATCTCACAATCGAATATATCATCAGAGACTTACCTGAAGCAGTTGGGGATATCAACAACTTTCTATTATGTCTTAAAGCGTCGTATACTCCCTCAATTTGATATTCACGGGGAGCATACTTGCTGATTGATGTTATATAATCCTTGACACCCTCATATGAGATATTCTCATTAACTTCAAATGGAGTCCCGTAGTATTCGTTGTCTACAAATGAATAACTATAATCGTGATCTTCGCAAAACTTTTTTATCTTATCTAATAAACCAACATATATCTGTCCGTTGTTTATATTGAAGAGTCTTATCTTTCCATCCCAGTATCTTTTGCGATACTGTGGCATGAACTTAGCTCCCGGTAACTCAAATGTAAACTGATCAGACAGTTCATAAAACACATGAGGATCCGACTCTATCTGAAGATAGACTTCATTCTTCTTCAATATTGTCAAATGAGACATGACTATAGGTATCACCTATAGTTATTTATTACCTCTCTCTTTGAGTGAAATTGATACCTTGCATATGATCAAACTCATGTAAAAAGACTCTTGCAGCAAATCCCTCTAACTTTACCTTATGATCAACCTTATTCTCATCTTCATACTTTACAACAACCGTCTCTGATCTTTCTACCTCTACAAACTTATCTGGATATGATAAACATCCCTCTTCCATTACAACCGTCTTCGAGGATTGCTTTACTATTCTAGGATTGAAACAAGTAAGTATTTCATTATATTCAAGATCTTTTACCATGATAAAAACTCTCTCATTGATGCCTATTTGGTTAGCAGAGAGTCCTACTCCATTATGATGTACCATATTCTCATAAAGAATCTTACTCAACTCTGTACGATCTAAATCATAACTACATTTTTTCACTCTTTCATGTAGTATTGGATGTGTATTAGGTGTTAATTGTAGTATCATTAGAATCCTGATTGAAATCTTTGCCACTCGATGGCATTTTTTATTTGGTATGTACGGCCAGATATATTTCTAATTATCTCTTCAAGGAATTTAAGTGTCACATCATAGTATCGTATCTTCATATCTACCTGACTAAGTTTTTCATCTGCATCCAGATATCTTTGAATGGCATCCTTTTCTCTTACCTTAAAACTAAAAGGTTCTTCAATATAAACCTCTGCAGGTGCTTTACCAGTGTAATAGTTATGTCTATCAAGTTTGACTTTACTATATTGATCTCTTGCTTTTTCTCGCAAAAGTGTTATCGTATTATAGATCGTATAATATTTTGAGTGAAGTTGAGGTATTTTTAGTGACTCATCATGTAGGTTATCAGGATCAATGACAGCATCACGCTCCCACATCTCCTGAATTTTGTCAAGATTCATAGCAAGTTGCCAGAAGTATCAGTTATATTATACACAGTATAGCGGAAAGATGCACTAGCTGTAAAGTAGTTTATATCAGTTTCTGTTGCATCAAAACTGAGAGAGGTTAAAGATACTGGAAAAAGGTTTTTAAATTTAACAATTGCTACATCACGAAGATTACTATTTAAAATATGAAGTCCTCCATCACAAAACTGCTCTTCCAAATCACGAATGCCATCTGAGTCTGTTGTTTTATTAATAAACTGTTGAGGTGTTTCTGGAAATCCTAGACCTGTTAACCAATTATGAACTGCCATGTAGTTTTCCATGTTCTCATCAACTAAGAATCGAATATCTAAATCACCATATGTTAACTTTTCACCGGGGACATCAATATTTTTCAAGTAAGATGGTTGTTGATAAGTTCCTAAAGTTATCTCCGGTATCAGTGCAGAGTTACAAAAAAATGTTATTTTAGGAAATTTTGCAAGAGAAAACTTAAACCCTACGGGCGAGAGAAAATTACGATTTGCGATCTGTCCGGCAAGTGGGCCACGAGTCGATGAGGTCATTTTTTAGTTTTCTTCTTCATTGAATTAATAAATTTACGATAAATCGCTGCTTCAGCAGATTTACCCATCACCCGTGCTCGCTGCTCCATTGCGATTGCTGCCTGAATCTTGTGAGCATGAGATCTATTTGATTTTCTAATCTTTGCAACACTGGATCTCGCTGTTGATTCATCTTTGAATCCGAGTCCATGTATCGTTCCTTTTGGATCTTCATCAGTATATAAGTCAGAATGTTTTTTAGATTTTGCTGGTTGTCCTTTCTTTCTAGGTATTCTAGGGTTAGATGATTCAAGGAACTGTTGAAGAGTTTTCATTCTCCTCCACCTCCTCCATTACCACCTCCACCGTTGCCACCACCGTTGCCACCGCCATTGCCACCATTGCCATTACCACCATTACCATTTCCGTTTCCTCCATTACCATTACCATTACCATTGCCACTATCAGAGCGATTGTCTCCACCACGATAGTATCTCCCTCCAAAACTAGGATAATACTTATATCGTTTTGTGGGAACACAACTTTTAAGTTTTGTATCAAATCTGTATCCTTTAGGGCACTTTGCTGATTGTGCCTCGTCAAGAAACTGGTCGAGGTTTTTCATTATCCGTTGATAATCATATTGTACCATTCTTCACTCATACCACCAATAATGGCATCAGCATCCTGTTTACTTGAAGCATAATTTTCTGTAATTAAATAGTCAACGAGTTTTTCGTAGGCTATATTTGCTTCTCTCATTTGTCTGGGAGTTTGTTTCATGGCATCAATATTTTTAGTTATTTAGTTATTCGGTGACGACAGTACAACCGGCCCATCCACCATTCTTACCATCATTATTTGTGGTTAAGTATGTTGGATTATTAGTATACTGTTTTCTATCATCGTATTTATCAGACCATCTTTGATTACCAATGTAATATACATTGACACTTGAATTAAGATGACTGGGTTTCTTGATGTGGTAAGGCATCTTCTTCTAGTTTTTTTACTTTTTTTGCGTAGAAAATGTCAGCTGATGAATATAAAAATGGATTTTTCTTTGCCCTTTTGATGATAAGTTTAGCTGCTTTTTTATCTTTCATATAGGTATTTAGCACATAAAAAAAGGGGGTAGACCCCCTTTGCTATATCACACAGCGTACACTTCTTAGGTAAAGACCTCCTTACAAATGCGTTTACATATATGTTGATCATCATCACAATCAATTAGGCACTCGTAGTATTCAGTGATTAAATCATTACTTGGTTCTTCATATGAACCTGCCAACTGATTAAAAGGAATTAAATTGTGCATTACTTGACCTTAGATGACTATTTTTTTAGACCCATAATATAGAGGGGTTTTAGTGCATTGTTCTCTCCGCAATGACATAACTATTTACAAAAAAATTTATACCTATTACTGTTTTTCTTAACAAAAAGAAATGCCTAGTGTTGCTCTTGAAGTTTCTCTACAACTGACTTTGCTTGTATGGGTGCAACATCATTTAAACCTGTAGCATCAAACCAAGGTGCTTCTTCCCAATCAAATCCCTCACCAAATGTATTATCAGGTGCCACCACATACCAATGACATTTAGCATCTGGTATATCTACAGCACAAACTGCCCAATCATCTGCCCACTGAGGAACCTGCACATACATTACAGGTAGATGATTTGCAAATAGTGAAAGTATAAAAGAAAATATTATCATGATTTATTTAGTATAGCATAAAAAAAGAGACCCGTGAAGGGTCTCTTGAGAAAATATGTAATTGAGATTACATAAGGTTGGAAACCTTAACTCTTCTGTAGTAACGGTTCTTGTTGATTGCAAGACGACCAAGACCCTGAGAAGTAGCATCTCCTTCAGCGAATGGGTTAGCGACCATACCATATCTGGTTTTGAAACCAATTTTTGGCTGGAATGTGTCTTGTCCAACTGCTCTAACCATTTGTAGAGGTACATATGGGCAGTAGAATAATCCTGCGTCATAAGGTGAAGCACCTTTGTAACCTACAACATAGTACTGATCAGCAGCTAAGTTTGCAGCGAATGGATCGATGTATACTCTATACTTACCTTGTAATACACCAGCAAATGTG